ATCGTTGATCAATTCCAAAACTTGAATTTTCATGAACTTGATAGTATAATTACAAGGGCAGGTGATAACACCAAAATTTGTTTCTGTGGTGATGCAACTCAGACTGACTTGCAGAAAACCAATGAGAGAAATGGTATCATCGACTTCATGAAGATTCTTAGGGTAATGCCATCGTTTGACATCATTGAGTTTGGTCTCGATGATATTGTCCGTTCTGGTCTCTGTAAGGAATATCTTTTTGCAAAACACGAATTAGGTTTTTGATGTTTAATCATGTTGATCTGGATCTCCCTGCCCTTAGCAGGGAGACTATTGATGGAGTCCGTTACTATCAAGTGCCAGATGCTGATGAGTTACTGAAATTAGTATCCATCACTTCTGTCACTAGTCATAAGAACCGTGCCTTCTTTGCTAAGTGGCGCAAAAAGGTTGGTGAAGCGACTGCGGATCGAATTACTAGACAAGCGACTAGTCGTGGTACAGACATGCACACTCTTACCGAGTGTTACCTAAAGAATGAGGGTCTCCCCGAAGTTCAACCGTTATCAGACTATCTTTTTAAGATTGCTAAACCAGAGTTAAACAAGATTGATAATATTCACGCTCTAGAAAGTTCTCTATATAGTAAGGTTCTTGGTGTAGCTGGAACCGTAGACTGTATTGCCGAATTCGACGGCGAGTTGGCAATTATTGATTTTAAGACCTCAAAAAAACCAAAACCAGTAGAGTGGATTGAACACTACTTTGTTCAGTGCATGGCGTATGGGTGTATGCTCTATGAACTCACTGGTATATCAGTAAAAAAACTTGTCATTATTATGGCATGTGAAAATGGAGAGTGTGTTGTTTATGAAGAGCGCGACAAAACCAAGTACATCAAGCTACTACAAGAGTACATTAGAGAATTTCTTAACTACAAACTGGAGACCTATGCCCAGTAAAGCAGAAGATGAATTTGAAAAGGTACTGGAGAAGAAGTTTTTTTGTCCCACTAAGTTTGCTCAAGAGATTGAATACTTAGTGAGAGACAATAAGGAAATGAATTACATTGATGCCATCATTTACTTTTGTGAGTGTAATGGCATTGACTTAGAGTCAGTTCCTAAACTAATCTCTAAACCTTTGAAGGAGAAGATTAAGTATGATGCAATGGAGTTGAACTTCCTTAAGCGAACCTCCAGGGCGAAATTGATCTTTTAATTCGGAAAAAGTCGGAAAATTTATCGCGGGGAAAATTTCGTGAAAACCCTTTTTGTTAAAATGACTCCCTTTGACGTGTATAAAACTTATCTGGGATTGAAGAATCACTTCACAAAAGATAAATACGACTACCACAGATATAACGGTAAAACTCGCGCCTCTCTACAGTCCTTCTATAAGAGGAAGGATCGTTATTGGTTTGAGAAGATGAGTCGCCAGAAGAACGACCAAGAGGTCGTTAACTTTTTTGTGTCAAATTTTGTTGAATCCACAGATGCTAGTGCCATGTGGATTGGGCAACTCATTCGTGAGGGGGAATCTACATACAATTCCTGGAAGAAGCGCAATGAGTCGTTGAGTTATATCTTTAAAAATGAGTCTACTGACTTGTTTAGTGAATATGAAGTTGAGGATGTTTTTGACTGCAAGTCTGGTCACCCACCCCTTCTCAAAAAACATCTAAGTGGTGATATTTGTATTGAGACGTTGGTTATCTATAATCGCATATTTCAGTTTAGTAAGGATTTTGACAAAAAACTGCAAGATCCTATTTGGGAGCAAGTATCTAAAAATATTAAGAAGTACGATTCGTTCCTAAATATCGATATATTCAAATTTCGTAAGATTTTAAAGGACTGTGTTTTATGACATTTTTTGACTCAGATGTGGTGCGGGCAGAAATTGTCCATATTAACGATCTCCAAGAAAAACTGTATAAAAACATGTTCAGTTTTTATCAGATGAATAAGGAAGATAAGTTGGCACATGTTGATCTTCTGTCACAACTGATTGACAAGCAAAAAGTCCTTTATGCCAGATTATCGTTATCTGATGATCCAGAGGCACAGAAGATGAAATCAAATATTGTCAAGTCTGCCGCCATGCTTGGTATGCCAGAAAATGCTGACATGAACATGATCTTCAGTAACATGGAGAAGTTGGTGGGTCACATGAAGGAGCAGGTAGAAGAAAAAGAAGTTTGACAACCACGGGCACTTGCACTATTATAGGTCCGTACTCGCCGCAAGTGCCCTATGGGTACACACAAGCCGAATACAAACAAATCCGAGGTAATCTAATGTCTTTCGCAAATCTTAAGAAACAGTCCTCTCTTGGTTCTTTGACTCAAAAACTGGTCAAAGAAGTTGAGAAGATGAATAGCAATTCCAGCGGCGGTGATGATCGTCTTTGGAAGCCCGAAATGGATAAAACGGGCAACGGTTATGCCGTTATTCGATTCCTCCCCGCTCCTGATGGAGAAGATCTTCCCTGGGTGAAGATGTACTCTCACGGATTCCAAGGTCCTGGCGGTTGGTATATTGAGAACTCTCTGACCACCATTGGTCAGAAAGATCCTGTGTCTGAATACAACCGTACCCTGTGGAACAGTGGTAATGATAAGGATAAGGAGATCGTTCGCAAGCAAAAGCGTAAACTCTCTTACTATGCGAACATCTATGTCGTAAAGGATCCTGCCAATCCTGCAAATGATGGCAACGTCTTCCTCTTCAAGTTTGGTAAGAAGATCTTTGATAAGATCATGGCAGCAATGCAACCTGAGTTTGAAGATGAGACTCCTATCAACCCCTTTGACTTCTGGCAAGGCGCGAACTTCAAACTGAAGATCCGTAAGGTTGATGGTTATTGGAACTATGATAAGTCTGAGTTTGACTCTCCTTCAGCACTGCTGGACGATGATGATGCTCTGGAAGCACTCTGGAAGACGCAGCACTCTCTTGCTGCAATGACTGCTGCTGATCAGTTCAAGACCTATGAGCAACTCCAGACCCGTCTGGATTACGTTCTTGGTCGTAAGGGCACTCCTCGTCTCCAAGATGAGGAAGTCCAAAATGAGGACAACATGCGCGGCAACTTCTCTCCTAGTTTTGGCAACCGCCAACAGGAGTCTGAACTTCCTGCAGATCTGAAGCAAGAACTTGACAATCTTGGTCCTCGTTCTGACTTCAACGCACCTGACATCACCCCTAAAGCATCTTCTGATGATGGTGATGATGATGCTCTGTCTTACTTCCAGCGACTTGCTGAGAGTTGATGAAGTACAATCAGTTTTGCTTGACTCTTTTGGTCATAGCAGCATACTTCAACTTATTTTTTAAGTAAGTATTAGTTGTACAAACGAGGGTTATCGCCCTTCTTAAGGGATCTGGAGACATAACCTCCAGATCCTTTTTTATATGGCATGATATCTTCTAGATCATTGAACAACATGGAGAGATATTCTTTCTTAAGGACATAAATTTGTCTCTTATCATTCTCTAATTTTTCTTCATGCTGATAATTTGTCACTGGTCTAGAAGATAATGCGCCATTGATTTCGATTAAGTCATTTGCTTCTTCATCAAAGTAGACTGTACCGTATGTAATTCTTTTTCTCCAGTTGAATCCATCAAACTTCCATTCCTGCCCATTACTTTCATATACCTCATCTACTTGTGGAGTATACGTTGGTCCTGGTTTACTGAAGAATACATCAGGCATGGAATTGTAACCTCTTCCAGCATTTGTAAGAGTAATCTCTTTTACTTCTCCATTCTCTGTTTTAATGACTCCAGTTGCAGTGATTGCTGACAGTGGAGGTTGTATTGTCGCAGTTGGTGCAGTTCTATAGTTGTAACCACGGTCTTGAATTACAACTTGATCCACGGAACCATTGGCAATAGTCACATATCCCTTTGCTGTTCTATGTGGAATTGGTCCTTGAATTGTAATAGATGGTAGTGGAGCAGTTGTGTATCCAGATCCAGGTTTTGTCACAGTAATATCGACGATAGTTTCTGCTCTAGTTCCAACACCTACAGTTGCAGTTGCCTTGGCAGTTACGTCAGTATCATATGTGTATATCTTTCTATTGATTGAACCACCAATAAAGAATAGAGTTTCAAATGGGTTGGTAAATACGTCCAATGGAGTGGAGTCACCACTAGCACTTTGAACGTTGAGAGCACCAAGAAGCGTCAAGGAACTGAGATCCCAGGCATTAGTTAAGGTAATCACAAATGTAGAGTTGTTATCTGTACCACTAACATACATTCGAGTTCCATCATCTTTAAATGAGAATCCACGAATAGATGATTCGGTTGGTTGACAGATGACAGATATATTTGTTGTTTGTACTGGGAGTGGGAAGATAGAAGTTATATCCCAAGGAACAGTACATTCATATTTTTTGATGGTGTCTGGATCTTGAGTGTCAAGAACAAACATATGATTGCCATTATCCTGGAATCTAACTCCTGCTAAAGCAGGGAAACTAACATTACCTGCTAATGTTGCTGTAAGGATGTCCCATGGGGTGCTAAGATCATATTGTGCAACTTTATTACCTGAGTTTGTTAAACCAGTAACGTACATTCTTGTGCCATCTGGTTTAAATTCAACACCAGTAGCATATGTGAAGTTAAGACCACCAGTATTTAAGGTGAGTACATTAACTTGAGATGCGGTGTTTGGATCAAAACCACTACTCATTTCATACTGTTCAATGGTTCCTTGAGTATAAGAATTTGCACCATGAGCAGTGTAATAGTATGAACCTGCTGGTTGCAAGTACCAACCTTCAAAACCACCGTCAACAGTGACACTACCATCATTGACGAATACTGCACTCTCAATGATATTGGGTGGAGGTGGGAATGTTACTGTAGGAGTAAATGTATATCCGTCACCAGCAGATGTAATTCCAACGCTTTGAATTGTTCCACCAGCACCAATAGTTGCCTCAAGAACTGCTGTTACTGTTGGTGGAGGATCACTGAACTCTAGTAGTGGTTGATATGTATATCCAGTTCCAGCATCAATGATTGTTATTGATCCAACTTCTCTCTCATCTGGTGGAACATTTAGAGCAACGTCTAGGGTTGCAAGTCTTGGGTTTGGTGGTGGGGCAAATGATACCTCACCAATATCGGTATATCCAGTTCCTGGATTTGTTATGGTTACGGTTTTTACTATACCTAAAACTGGATCATATGTTCCTGTTGCCTCAGCAAAGACTCCTGGAACTTCAGAAGGAAGGATTATATTGGGATCTAATTCAATCTCATATTCTGGAGCATTGAAAAATCCTTCATTTACTTCTACTCCCCCTTCAACGATTACAAATCCATTTCTTGATTTGGATTCTATAGTTTCATAGTGATGAACACCATTATATAATGTATTATAGTCTCCATATTTTTCTAGAAGGTGCTTATCAAAGGCATATTGTGTCTTTGGCCATTCTTCATATACATTATGAACATTATTTGACAATAGAACTACCCAATCTAATGATGAATCTCCATACACCTTTTCTGCAACCTGATCAGGTCTCTCATCACCTATAATAGTATACTTGTTAAAGTAACTTACATTTTGGAAGATATCGTCTCGTATTCTTGCACGCTTGAACAGGTTCTTTGTGACTGTGTAGTCATTCAAAGAATTATTCTCAAGATCTCTTGAGATATATGCAATACTTGGAACGTGAGTGAAGTAATTTGCCATTTATCAGTATCCGATTGGGTGATTTGCGCCGTCGCCCTCGTTGTAATCTTTGGCGTATACGGGAATGAGTTCCATGAATTGCAGTTGCAAATCATATGAGAACATTGCACCGTCCTCATAAGACATATACGTTCCGTCAGGCGTATAATTTACAGTACATGACTGTAAAGCACAGTCCTTAATAAGATTTATACCAGTATGTTGTTGACCTTTATTGAAGTATTCAATTCTAAAAATATTCGGTGCTTTTAAGAACAGATTGGCATCACTAGTCTTTGGTGCCATGTGAAATTTGAAGAACTTGATGATGGACTTTACAGTTTCTGCTTCTCCTGAACTTCTTGGGGTCATTTTGAAGTTAAACGAGAATGCTCTCAACTGTGGACCTTGGAACAGAAGTTCTGTGTTTGGATTAAAGATTGCTCTTTCAGTTCTTCCAATGATGTTAGAACCAACTGCTTGACCAGCCATTCCAACTTGGATAGCTTTTCCTACCTCACTACTTTGATCTGATAAAGTGCCTATCTGTTTAAGGAATGTATCTACACCAGCACCGATTCCGCTACCTATTGCCTTTTGTGCTACTTCTGCACCAGCAGCTTGTATTGCACTCAGATTATCTTCATTCCATCCAACTGCATTAGAGTCTTGAATGCCGCCTTGAATTGGAAGTTGTACACTTTGACTAATTCCTTCTGCTGTTCCACTTTGATATGTTGAACCAAAAGATCCAGCAGAAGTACTAAGTTTTGATGGAAGATACTTAAGAGCAGTGAATTTGACATAATCAGATTCATTCCCTTTTGCACCCTCTGGATAAACTAAATCGTTCTTTTCACCAAGATTAGTTGTATTTTGGTTAGGAGATGCCGCTGTGGTTAACGTGGTTGCATTTAATGATCCATCACCAGTATTTTCTTCTGCACTATTACCACCAGTTTGATCAGTGTTACCATTTGCTGGACCATTATCTTCTATACCCTCACCTTTTACATCTGCAACATCTACGGGTGAAGCTTTACCATCAGCAGATGTTTGTTGCAGACTACTTTTTACTGTATAGTCTACAACGTTGTTCAATGTTGCTTGTGTTGCCTCATTGTCATTTAACTTATCAACCAATCTAGAATCTATATTTTGAGTAGCATAATCACTAGGAACAAATTTACCATCAGGTCCTTTTGTTGCTAGTATTTTATCTGGATCTAGTGGTTGTGGTTGTCCGAGAACATTGTATTCTCTTTGGTAAACTGTTTGTTGTTTTGTTTTGGGATCAACTACAACAGCATAGTTAACACTAATACTTCCAGCTCGAGGACTATTACCCCTTCTTGCACTTAATCTATGATTTGGTGATACATATACTTGATTTGCACCACTACCATCTGCAAGCGGTTTATTGAATATTGTCCCTTTTGCTGCTACGTCTGCTGGTTGTGGCATGTTAGTTAACCTTTAAAATCTTCATCGTTTGTTCCATATCCTTTATATATGAGTGCTCCACGGAGCATCTTCCTAAAGGATCGGTTATTATTCTTCCAAACGTCTGTGATATTAATAGAGCGTGATTTGCCGTCTTTAATACTAACGAAGTCTTCTATTGGTAAATTAGAAGCGGATGTCCACTCAGACCTAGCAACGTCTAGCAACAGACCTTTAATTTGACTTATATTATATTTAGATACTGAGTTGTAGGGTAATGTCAATTTGTTGCGTCGTAAATTTTCAACGACTATTCCTCTTTTAAGTGGATGAATGTAATGGAGATTGCACCCTAAAAAAGAAGATCCCTCAACCTTAATTACAAATACTAGTGGAAATGGATCAAATACTGATACATTGTCTTTTTCTGATGAATATTCAAACATAAAAAGATGTCCCTGTTTTGGGAATCTTCTAATCATATTGTCATCTGGATCATCACTGGTGCGATCTCTCATCTCATCTCTGATGAGACGTTGTGGATCTGCTGCATATCTTTTTGACAGTCTCCTGAATGCCTTTCTGTAAAAGAATGGAGATCTACCAGGTTCTACGTCAACTTCTTGTCTTAAATCTTCAAAGAGAGTTGGTTTAGACATTACTTGATTCCTAGTTCGTCTTCGGTTATAATTTTAAATTCAAGTCGCCTATCTTTACACCATTCTGTTGCTGCTCTCCATTTAGCAATATTCTTTTCATAAGTTTTTGCCTCATTAATAAAAGTCTTGGTTGCTTTATTATTTTTGGGTCTCTTTGGTGGTTGAGTTTGACGCTTTGGTTTAACTTCTACAACGTAAGTTTTGGTTGTACCTCCT